CCCCGCCATCGTCGACCTATTGAAGAAGGAAATACCGGGCATGGTAGAATTAAATCCCAAGGGCAGCAAGGAGGAGCGTGCCATCAGCGTGACACCTTACTTTGAAGCCGGGAACATTTACCTGCCGGACCCGGCGACACACCCGTGGGTGCACGATTTAATCAATGACATTTTGATATTTCCGAAGGGCACATTTAAGGATACGGTAGATGCCCTCGTCCAAGGCATCCTTTATCTCATGGATAAACCATCGATGACAGGGCCTCCCAAAGGTGACTTTTTGAAGCATGAGAGTTATTGGACAAAAAGATAGCATGTTTAAACCTCTTGACATTTGCAGTAATGCAGTATATACTGCAAATATAAGGAGGTGGAACAGTGCCGGATAAAACAATCACAATCCGCATTAATGAGGATTTTTACAAAAAAATAAAAATCCATATTGCGGAAAAGGGAGTTAGCCTCAAAGAATATTTGATATCACTAATTGAGGCTGATCTATCCAAAAAAAAATCTTAAATTAAAATGGCACCCGCCGTCCCAACAAGAACAGAGCGAGTGCCAACCACCAGCCGAAGCTGATAAATATATTCTATCAGACTTCCGGCTGAAAGACAAGGAGGATGATAGAATGTCGCAAATCGAAAAGCTGTACGAGGCTTACTGCGTGGAGCAAAGCCACGCACCAATGTCGCAAGAAACCATGCGTTACCATGAAATCCTGTCGACCATGCTGCCGCACAAGGAATACATGGAAGTTGAAGCTCTTATAAGCTCTAGCCATGATGAACGCGATAAGGAATTCTTTTTTGCTGGTTTCCGTGCCGCAATAAGACTCTGGGCGGAGGCAATGAAATGAGGAAACTTGATGATCTCACAGGCCAGCGCTTCGGAAGGCTGGTAGTAATTGAGGAAGCAGGGCGCTCATCCGATGGGCGCGTCCAATGGTTTTGTAAGTGCGATTGTGGGAAAACCACTGTATCCACCACAACAAACCTTAAAAGAAATCACACAAGAAGTTGTGGATGCCTTAACGAAGAAAACCACTTCAAGCACGGGAAAAGGACGCGGACAAACAGTCATAGATTGTATGGCATTTGGGATAATATGAAACAGAGGTGTGGAAATTCAAATGCTACGCTTTATCATCGCTATGGCGGCAGAGGGATTACCGTATGCCAAGAATGGCGAGACGACTTTCAAGCTTTTTATAACTGGGCGATGGCAAACGGGTACCAGGACGATCTCACTATTGACCGCATAGACAACGACAAAGGGTACAGCCCGGATAATTGCAGGTGGATAACAAAGAAGGCCAATCTCAATAACACATCACAGAATGCATTTATTGAATTAAACGGAGAACGGCATACAATTGCAGAATGGTCTAGAATAACCGGTATTTCAAGAAAGGCTATTGATTACCGCATAAAAGCAGGAAAACCCCCAGAGGAAATATTGAAACGATAACAAAAAGGCACCAATCAACGGTGCCTTTTTATACCTCATGGACAAACCGGCGACGACAGGCCCGCCAAAGCAGCAAACACTCACAAAAGCAAGCTACTGGAAGCGCTAAAATGACGGAGCACCATACAAGCACGGTGCAAGCACCAGACAAGTACAGTGCATGAACAGGGCAAGCACTACCCCAGCACAGGGCGAGTACAGTAACAGCATCGTTTTTTGACGTTATGAGCACCAAAAATGATGGAGCTCGATTTTTTGATGACGTTAATGACGGAGCACCAAACACCATCAAGAGCATCGTTTTTCAGAAAATGACGTTCATAAAACCCAGTAAAATCAAGGTTTTTACAAGAGCACCATACAAGCACCGGACAAGTACAGTACTTGCACCAGAAAAGCACGGAACAAGCCCGGCTGGTACCCTATTACCTATTACCTATTACCTTTTACCTTCCACCCTATCACCGTTAACACCAAAACGGTGATGACGGACGGGAAAGAGGAACATCAAAACATAAATAACGCTTTTTAAGAGAGGCGACAAGGAAGGAGTGAATACACATGGCGAACAACAGCCTGAAAGAGATCGGGCGAATCGGCCAGAAAAGATACGGCGGATTTTTCTACGAGGAATTCCTGACGGAGCTGCAGGGCCGAAAAGGAATCAACGTCTACAAAGAGATGAGCGAGAACGACGACGTCATCGGCTCGATTATTTATGCCATCGAGATGCTCATCCGGCAAGCTTCGTGGAGCGTACAACCTGCAGGACTAACGCCAAAGGACGAGGAGGCCGTCGATTTCATTTATTCGTGCATGGACGACATGCAGGAGACATGGACAGACACCATATCAGAGGTTTTGTCGTTTTTGACATTCGGATGGAGCGCCCACGAACTCGTATACAAGCGAAGGACCGGCAAGAGCAAGGACATGCGCCTGAACAGTAAGTACGACGACGGGCTCATCGGATGGATGAAGCTGCCGATCAGGGCGCAGGAGACGCTCTGGGAATGGCGATACGACGACAGCGACAACCTAATCGGCATGTCGCAGATGCCGCCTCCGAACTTTGGAATCATCGATATACCCATAGAGAAGCTGCTGCTTTTCAGAACCAAGAGCAGGAAGGGCAACCCGGAAGGACGCAGCATCCTCCGGAACGCATACAGGCCGTGGTACTTCAAGAGGCGGATACAGGAAATCGAAGGAATCGGAGTCGAGCGTGATCTCGCTGGATTCCCTGGCCCGACCGCACCGGAAGGAATGAACATCTGGGACCAAGACGACCCGGACATGGCACCGATAAGAGTAGCGGCAGATAAGATCGTGCAGAACATCCGGAGAGACAGCCTCGAAGGTTTATCAATGCCGTCCGGCTGGAAGCTGGAATTATTGAGCACCGGAGGAAGGCGACAGTTTGACACCAACGCCATCATCGAGAGATACGACACACGCATAGCCATGACCGTCCTCGCGGACTTCGTCCTGATGGGACACCAAGCAGTCGGCAGCTTTGCTCTTTCGAGCGACAAAACGAAGCTATTCAGTATGGCCGTCGGAGCATTTTTAGACATAATCTGTGAAGCCTTCAACAGCAAAGCGATCCCGGCGCTCATCGACCTAAACGGAGACCACTTCAATGGCATAACCGGATATCCGACACTTGAACACGGGGACATCGAAGACGCAGACACCGAGAAGCTGGCCGCATTCATCAAAGACATGACCGGAGTAGGCGTAATCATCCCGGACGACGCCATCGAGGACTACGTCAGAGAAGCAGGCGGACTGCCTGAACGTTTGGAAGACAACGACAGCAAGCGAAACATGATGCCGACAAGAATGCCGTATCGGCCAAGCAGCTACGTGAACCCCGGCAAGGACGATGACGAAGAAGACGACCCAGTCGTTGTTGAGGAGGCCAAACGACGACTGGGAATTATTAAGTGATGCAAAAAACGGGCACCAAAAACATGACAAAAACCATTGACTTTACGCACACGAATAATTATAATGAATTTAACGAGTGCATAAAGTGAGGTGATGAAATGCGTATAGGAAGGCCGAAAGCGGAGAATCCGATGAATTTTAATGTTACGGTGCGATTTGATGCTATAACGTTCGGCGAGCTCGAAGACTACTGTAAGGAGGAAGGAAAGACAAAAGCAGAAGCAACAAGAGAGGGCGTGCGGCTGCTTTTAGAAAGCAGAAAACCGAAGGAGGGCGAGTGATGGACGAGCGAATACTCATGGAGGGAATATGCAACCCACTGTCAAAGCGAGGCTTCGCTACAAAAAACGGCAGAGGAATTCTCACAAACAAAAGATTTATATTTTGCAAACATTCTATAGCCAAAGTCCTCGCCATTGGAGCGTTGGTAAACTTAACTGAAGGCGAATACGAGTATGACATTTTGGCAGAGAACGTAGTAAGCGCCGAAACAAAAAGACACATGCTCGGAAAAGCGTTATTTATAACAACGAGGGACGGAGTCACCAGAGGTTATGGAATAACAAAATCCGAGCACTGGAACATAGCACTCGGTAATTTTACCAAAAACAAATGAAATGGCAGTCGCCTCCCCGCAAGAGAACACGACTGCCAAGTATCAACCGCGAGCAAACGAGGCTGATATCGTTATTATATCAGCCCGAAGAAGAAAAAACAAGGAGGCAGATATGATAATTAACATCTTAGACA